TAAGACAAAGTGTTATCGCCTTCATTGCTTAAATTCCATCGATCAGCCTTGTAAGCAGCAGTAAGCGCGGGAACAACAAGAACAGTTTCTCCTCTTTGAAATATTTCTGTGCCTCCATTTATCAAAATATTTCTTTTTTGTTCTAATTCTACTCTAGGCATTTTTTATCCCTTAAAATTCTGCACTGGATGTCCACATCCAAGAGGTGCCAGTTCCTACTATAGTTACATTTATTTTAAAACTAAAATCATTTCACTACTTCTAAAGAAAATTTATCGGAAGTCAGATTCCTCCAAAACTTAATCTTAGTAGTACTAACCTCTTCATAAAACGCGCCAACAGTACTTCCAGAAACTTTTCTTGGAATTGTCTTTCCATCTACTCTTACTTCTAATCCACCCCTTGTTTTTCCTGGTTGGATACTAAGTGTATAACTAAAACCTAAGGTCCATTCAGTTACTCCACTAACCACAACGGGTTGGCTTGAATTTACTGCCGGGACACTTGCATCACTTAAAGCAAAACTGCTATCTAAAGCATCAGATGGGGCTCCAATACCGTCGCCTTCAAGAATATGAATTGTAGGAGTTCCAGAAACCTCATTCTCAATAATATTAGTAGAAGAACCGGCTGTTTTAAATTCTCCACCCGCATCTGTACATTCTAAATCAATCCAACCTATAGGAAGCCCTATTGCATCAAATAATGTACCTGGATTTACTACAGCACCTAAAGTAGCCGCTTCAGCAGAAAAAATAGCTTTTAAAGTTCCAGTACTTAAAAATGTAAATCCACATCGTCTAAATTGGCCTACCGTACTTGCTGGGAAAGTAATATCAATTGTTCCACCAGTAGTCGCTTGCGTTTGAAAATTAATAGTGGAAGCTACAAAATTTGGAATAGTATTTAAAATTGGAGGAGTACTTTTTCCTACTTTACTTAATAATTGAACTTCTTCTGGAGATATATTTAACTTTGCATCTGGTGTTCCTGACTCTTCTAGCTTTAGAGGAGAAAGTTCTAACGAAGTAGAAGCAGCAGCGTCAATGGCACTGATAGCAGCAGTAAAACTAGTTCCAGCCCCAATAATAGTAGTAGAAGTATAAGGTGGAGTGGAATCGTTTTCATCAGTCAATCCTGTCGCTGTTAAATGGGCTGTAGTGATACCATCGCCTAATTCATTTTCTTCCCCTGATTCAAGTTCTACATTTTGCCATGCATTTCCTACATAGACTTTTCCGCTACTTCTATAGGCAATAATAAAATTTCTAGCATTTGCGCTATCTAATAAATAACTTCCATTTGAAATGATACTAACAGTAAGAGGCCCACCAGGGGTCACCCCTATATTTGGCAAAGTAACAAAAGCTACCTCATCGTCTAAAATAGTTACAGCTTGAGCAGCGATTGAATAATCAAAGGATTGATTAGGAACAATTATTCTTAAAGGAGCACTCCAATTAAGTTCATTCGTTGTCGGGTTCTCAAATGAAATCTTTCCGCCATCGGCAAGAACGTAATTCATTCTCTCTAAAAGAGCTAACCCGGCATATTGAGAAGCGTCATCAAACCAATTAGCAGACCCTTTAAATTCCTTAATGCTAGTGGTAATGGAATCAAAAACGTTTTTGAGATTCGTAATGTTATCTTCATCTTTTCTTGGAGATCCAAAAACAAAATCAGTCTCTAAATGAAATAAAAATTCTCTACTGTCAGTAATTAGGGTAACGACTCCCCCCGAAGTCGTTACCTCTGCAAGCTTTACTTTATCTACGTCATTTGTGAAGGCGATTGTGTTTGAAACTAGTCTAAAAGCCTGTTCAGTTTGAATATCAACTGTTTGAGAAAATTCCTCTCCAACACCATTATTAGCCGAGGTGTCCCAAATGGCTACGGTATCAGGAGCGCAGGTCTGTTCAAAGATTTGTACCTCTACAAACGAGGTGACATTATCAGGAAGCGTAATGTCTAACACATCGTCTGTGGTGAGATGCCTGTAGAAATCCTCATTACCAGTACGCTCAGTGTTAAATAAAAGAGAATCGACACCTTGATTAACTCGTACTTTTAATCCACCAGCGTTTTCTATTAACCAGTTTTTTAAAACATGTTTAACAGGAGTGATAAAGAACTTCGCGTACGCGCGAAATTCATCTTCAATAAATTTAATCGTAGCGTTAAACTGGGGCAAATCTTCTCGTTGATCAGCCACGAAGCGTTGTTTAAGTTGCACTAGCTACTCCAATTAAATCTAACTTTTATGTACATTTTGGTTCAACAACTATAAATCTTACCACCACACCAGCAGCCACGATAGACCGAATAATTTGCTGAGCCAAAATCCTGGCCGCTGTTACACCCACTAGATACTTTGCGAAATCTAATCCATCTTTTCTCGGCTTAATATATGGCGTTAAAACCACATTTACTGGCTCACCTGAAACATGATTTTGTAAAAACGTATAAGCCGGGTCTACTAGTATCGTTGAATTATTCGGTCTGGAAAAGTACCTGACAAGCGATTCTTCATTATTTCTTCCAAAATTAAATATCAAAAACCCATCTGCATCTGGAATCCCCGAAGAATCAGTCATGGTAATTTCTAACGGCAAATCCCCTACACTAATAGTTTGACCTAATATGCCGCGCTGCTTTGTAACAGTGAATGCTCTTGTCTCATCTGGTCGAAAAGAACCGGGATAGAGGGGGAGCATTATTTTATATGACTTCGTAAGATCAAATGCTGAGAGATCTGCTGTTGCAAAAAATGTGAGTGTGACCCCTGTAGTACCCGCCGTGTTAGAAGCGATGGTCTCTTCAAATTCAAATTGCCCAAATCTAGCATCTTCCAATTCATCTACCAGTAGAGTCTTAGTAGATTCCCCCAAATCGATAACCATTTCTTTTAATATATTATCAACTGAAATAATGGTCCCGTCATAAGCATGGAAATGCTGGGCCCCTTTTAAACTGCGTCTTAATCCAGGTATTGAACTTGGGATTTGAATTACTAACTCATTTTGATTTATCTCAGCTGTTAGTACCTGTGGATTATTATCTCCAAAAAATATGTTTAGAACCTCTTTTATTGTTGGAAGGACCTGTTTGGGTAAAAAACTTAACGCAGGAATTAACCTCCTATATTCCGCATCAGCTAAGTTAAATGAGATGGGTCTAAATACACCGACATTTGAACCTAGTGAATCTAAGAATCTAAACTGAGCTAATTTTGTAAATATCTGCTCTTTCGCATTTACAATTTGCTCAACAATAGTGTCATCTTCACTAGCCCATGAATTTAAAAGCCCCCTGACATTAGGGTTTATCTCCGGGAGGAGGAGAGGAGGAATAAATTTCGACATTTTGTCTAATTTAGCTGCCATAATTACCCGATAACGATATCCTCGTCGTTAATTCTAGCTAGTTCAGAATCTGCGATTGGAACATTATCCTCTCCTATAGGCTTAGGTTCTAGTTTTAATAGCTTCACATCTATTACAGTCTCTAGCTCTCTAACCGCACAAACAATGTCTGAAGCAACTACGTCCCCTCCTACAGCAAGCGTATTAATTACATTTGAGATAGCACTTTTTATTTCATTATTAATCGAGATTAATTCGATTCCCAATCCAGGCGTTACATCCACTTCTACCTCAATTGGAATCGCTATCGGCTCAATCACTTCAACTTGGACTCCCGCTGCTCTTATTCCTGGGAAATTCTCTTGGTCATCCTCTCTTCCGTCTACTATAAATTGAGTCTGTTGAGCTAGACCTGTAAAAAATCTATAACCATCTACTCCAAATACAGTAGTGAGCGCGGGGAATAAAAGAGTCGTATTTCCAGCTCCGCTGGCTACCTGGATAGAACCACTCTCTCCCGCTTGTAGTGAGGCAATCTGTACTTTGGTTCCAGAGGACGAGGTTTTTATCTCTATATCAGTAGAAGCAGTGGTTAATAAAAGGTTATTCCAGAACCTGGCCACTTGATCTGCATTAGTAGCTAAAATCTGATAAGTATCTGTCGCTACTGGAGTGCCTGAAAAAGGAGTAGTAGTTGTAATGGTTCCCGTACCGGGAGTATAAGTAGAGATAATTTTTCTCTCGCCCGCCTGCGCACCCGTAATCATTTCTATCTCATAAGCAGTTAAATCTGCTGCTAATGGGAATGTGGCAGATAATGTCGTATCAATTAAAGTAGAAGCATCTGTAGCTCCAGTTAGAGCACTTGCGAAAAATAGAGGAAGTGTAAAGTTATTAGCTAGATTCCCATCTACAACTATTACAACTGTGTCATTAGCAGTGAAACTGTAAGGCTCTGCTGCACCTGATTCTAAAGAGCCAAAATGAGATACCAAATTATTAATTACACCAGTGGGAAAGAGTAAAACAGTGTTTGCTGTGCTAACTAAAAATTCAATGCTTCCACTTACAAATTTATTCGTAGCTACTTTCACTCTTAATGCGCTATCAACTAAGGTAGCAGTTACTCCAGTAAATTCTCTATTTATAACAGTTTGAACTTCTGCTGGGGTGGCGCTTCCTGGGAGTGAAAAATCCCCACCTACAAAAGTATAAGACTGAGTGGCCGCCCCATCTACTTTCATATCTAATACTTCACCACCGGATAAGCCAAAATTTCCTTGCCCGCTAGTTACAAAAGCTCTTGTGTTATTCGAACCTAATGTAACTAAATCACCTGAAATGAGAGGAGACTCAAGCTCTAATTGGCCTATGAATCGATTTAGAGTGTAATCTTTATCTCTTCCCACTACTTCTGTCTCACTAAACCCAAATTCTAAATTAGCTGAAGAAACGACAAGTTTATCAATTATGGGGTCTGTGCCGACTGTTGCTTCATTTCTTGTCATACGAAGGAAAAACATAGGAGCGCTTCCATTTACAGAAGTTTTTACCCACCTATCATCTCGTCCCCATGAGATATTACCATCTTGAGTAAATCCATTAGTCTGATCGATTACCCCGATGTTCTCAAATACTGTTCCAGTAAATATAGAAAATGTCGGTAACACATCGACCGACGCAACTGTGCTAAAATCTAAAGCTAACACATCGAATTGGACTGTCGTATGACCCACATAAAGCTCATCTAAATTATCTCCAAACGCTGTGAACGTACTCGCGCTTGCTGATTCTGCGGTTCTATCTATTAAGGTGGAAGATTCCTCATTCCATACCTGATCAAATGTCCCTACTACCTGTAATTTAGAATTTGAACTTCTCTCTGTATTAGAAGTGATTCTGATCTTGGTATTGTTAGAGGATAACTGGCACGTAAGCCCAGGAGATTGTCTTTCTATAATGGCACAAAGCTCATCCGCTGTAACTGTGGCTGGGTTCGTAAACTCGCTAGGTTTAAAGAATATATCTACTGGATTTTCTGTTTTTCCATCTACCACAACCATTAAATTTTTTGTAACAACACTTAAATCATAGGTCTCAGTATTACCCGCCTCTATTGCGGCGGTCCTTCCATCTTTTGATAATAGAGAAATGGCGAAGTTTCTTTCTCGATATAGTTTTGTTGTAAATTTCTCATCTGTGGGGAAATTTAAAGGAGTATTAGCGGTTCCGCCAGTGACCCTAATTTCTTCTCCCGTATTAGCTCTCGCAAAGATTCTAACTTTCGTTCCACCATTAGAGACCCTAGCCTCAAATAAAGTAGCTACCGAATTTATTCGGGTTAACACCTCTTGGGTAGTAGCTGCTCCTGGGGAATCAAAGTCAGTACCCTCAAAAGTAACTGTTTCAATATTCCCACCTACATCTACAAACAATTCCTCAGTACCAGATAGCGCATAAGGCTGCTCGTTTTGTGTCTCTACAAAAGCTTTTACAATGGGAATCTTGCCCCTATCATTTTTTAGAAATTTCTCTCCACCAGTAGCCGCAGCTACTATTGTTTCCACTCCTACATCAGCAAAAGTGGGTAGAAATCCTGTACCGTCATCAATAAAAAGTTTAACCACATCTGCCGGAATGGTGGGTTCAATTAGAGCTGCTGAAATAACACGTTTGTTTTGAACAGTGGAAATGACTCCTAATACACTTGTAATGATAGAGCGGCCTGTACCACGACTTAGGGATTGAATCGTATCTTTAATTCTATCTCTTAGCTCTTGGTCTGATTCGATATCTTTACCATCTGTAATTCTATTAGGGTTAGTTACTGTAGCAGTGGAGAAAGGAAAAGAATCAAAAAGAATAATAGAACCAACTGGGACGTTCGATCCGGTTCCAGATGCTACCGCTGTGACGTCCACACTAGTTACCTGAGACTCCCCGTCAAAAACAGTAGCATCAGCATTAGTTGTATAATCAATTCTGGCATTAATGTCTGAACTAGGGACAAAAACAACTGTTCCCCCAGGAACTAATCTGTCCCCACCTTGGGATAATACAATCGTCTCATCTGTTCCATGGTCAAAGGCTAAAGCCCCACTCAAATTAAAAGTCACAAAAGTAGCTAAAACAGTTATAGAAGTGTATGTAACTGTTTCTACGTTTGGAGTACCACGGCCAATTACAATGGCTCCACTTGTAGGGAACCCTGTATCGCTGTCTCCATTAACCGCAAAGGTTGTTGCCGCAGGCCCTGGTTTACCAGAATAAATGTTAGTAGTGACTTTGGTGATAGCTGAATCGTCTACAGTGACAATTGAAGTAGCAGCTTGAGCTGCTAGTCTTGTTAATCCAAATTCAAAAGCTCTATCATCTAAATCGGTTCCGGTTGTAGTATCTAAGGCAAATGCTCTAATGATACGAAGCATCTGGAAATACTGTTCATCATCCTCTTGAGCCGCTGCTTCTAACATTGTTGTGAAAATAGAGCCAAAGTTGACGTCGGTAAGCGGAGTAAACGATATAAGACGCGCCTCCATCTCACCGAATATCTCTACAAAAACTCTAGGAATGAAAACAGCCATGATTAATCCTCTATGCAGTATTTATAATTGTTATTGGTATCGGTATAGCTTGGTTTAATACCTTTAGTTTAATCACCATCTCAATTATCGTAGTGTTGCCCTCTTGAGTCGTTTCTAAAAACGGAATCGATTCTACTCTTAAGTCAGATGCAAATGAACTGAAAATATTTGATCTCATTTCATTTATTAAAGATGTAGTTACTTTTCTTCCAATAGTTAATCCTGTGCCGATTCCAAGATGCCTCTTCAAATCCCCTGGCTCTAGTGCAAGCCTTACTAAAATGGCTTGGGACATATTCGTAACACCAGCTATCAAATCCAAATCTTTAATGTTTGAAATTGCTAAATCGTTATTCTTGTCTAACCGTAAATCAACCCCTAGGTTCTTCTCAGCTTCTGATAATAATCTTGTGATATTAAATTCCTGATTGATTTTAACTCCCGTAGAGCCAGTCTCAACACCTTGTGGAATCAAAATCTTGTCCCCAGTTCCTAACACTCCATCCGAAGCTATTTCATCAATATAGGGAGGTTTTAGATTGTTAAGTAATATAATTTCTCTGTATCTATCTGGATCACCTAACTCCCTAACAGAAATGGTTTGAACATCATCTCCTCCTAGAACAGTAATCGACCTTACCGAGTTAGGTGTTGGAAGAGTGATTTTATCCTCATAAACTGATTCCACTTCTTCATTCGTTACAGAGGCACTATCAATGAAAAGAGCGTTTTCTGAAGCTAAAAGAGATATTCCTCTTTTGGCATTTTGGAATCCGTTTAAAGCTTGAAACTCCTCAAACGTCGTTTGTCTTAAGGGATCGCCCGATAAAGTAGGGGTTCTACCAACTGCTGTATTAAACGCTGTAGTATCTGTACCAATTCCGTCATTGAAGTTAGCCTCCACTCTTTCAATCTCAATTTTTAAATTAGTCATGAATCTTCTTGTGATTCCCTGCTCCCCTAATAAAGCCTCGCTCCCGTTCTTAACCGCCTGGATAGCCGTGTTTAACTGCCTGATTGGACCTAGAATCGTGTTTTCTACATCTCTTTCAAATCGTTTTATTATCCCAACAGTGCCCTCTATGGTTTGAGTGGCAAGCTCAATCAAATCAGAAGCTTTATTAATTACATCTACGATATCTCCGATTATTCCGTAGTTATCCCCGTCATTTTTCTTAGGACCATTTGCTACACCAATCGCTTTTAATTGAATGTTGTAATCATAAAGAGTTCTTCTTTGGTTAGTGCGTTTCATCGTAAATCGCTGTGGCTCTACAAATAGATGCTCATTATCTTTTAAATTCTTAAATATTAATCGAAGCTCGCCGTTGGATTTGTCATCCACTCTCTTTGACTCAACATAAATTCTAAAATAAGACCTTAATTCATGAAATTCCTCATACCCAGAGCGACCAACCGCTAGTACAGG